ATTTTTATCCAGGTGCTTTGGTGTTTGGCAGGAGTTGCCAACAAATCATGTTCGGTGCTGTGTGGATCCACTGTGTAAACAGTTGCTTCACCTTCGGCTACAAACCAAAACTCTGCACGTTTGTCATGTCGCTGCATACTTAGACATGTTTTGGGATTAACTGTTAATTCTTTTAATTTGGTATGTGCACCTACTTCATGTAGCACACGATAGTTGCCCCAGGATCTGGTGGTGCGTGGCTTGTTCCAATCTTCAAGAATCCAACTTGAACTATTTTTCTTGTCCTGTCCACCAACACCAAACACAAACTCTACATCTTCGACTGCCATTTCAGGAATGTTATCTCGGGTACGATCACCGCCATTGGCAAACACAATATGATCATTGGGATATCGTTGGCTAATCAATCGTATAGCATCACAACTGGATCCGTCATCATCGTTGAATACTATGACTTCATCGACACTCTTTAACGCACTAACCAGCGCAAAGCGTTCATCCATGCACATAAACGGTCGACCTTTTTTGCGTGTTAACCATGCATCGCTGTTGAGTCCCACAACTAATTTATCGCCCAGTTGTTTGGCTGCTCGGAAGTAGGCAAGATGCCCTGAGTGCAGTGGATCAAATCCACCAGTAACAATGACAATTTTCATAATGATATTTATGTGTGTAGTTTATGGTAAATATTAAACTTCAGCTATGACCCAACCCGAAAATGTTATTGATTGTGCCTGTGTAATACACGGCAACGCCTATGACTGGACTTACGTAGAGCGATTGCACTCTATGTTGACCAGAAATCTTTCACCTCTAATCATACGTTTACATGTATGGACCGAAGCCAGTAGAGATGTACCTGCACACATGATCAAACATGTGCTGGAAGAATGGCCGGGCATTGCTGGCCCAAGAAAAGCTTGGTGGTACAAATTGCAAATGTTTAATCGCAAACATTTTGAGGGCAGACTATTGTACTTTGATCTTGACACGGTGATTGTGGATCGACTGGACTGGATACTGGCATTAAATCCTGCGTTTTTTTGGTGCATACGCGACTTTAAATACCTTTGGCGCCCCACCTGGGAAGGAATGAATTCCAGTGTAATGTACTGGAACAATGCTGATTTCCCCACAGTTTGGAAACAGTTCAAAGGGGAAAATATACAATCAGTTAGTAGACGTTTTGCAGGAGATCAAGATTTTCTCACAGCCGCAATTGATCCCACTAGACGTAGATTTTTTGACAACAGTGCTGTACAAAGTTATCGTTGGCAAGTCAAGGACGGGGGTATGAACATGCGCACACGTGAATACAGTTCCCCAAATTCGGGTGCAACTGTTGCTCCTGACACAAAAATCATTATTTTTCATGGACAACCAAAGCCCCACGAAGTATTAGATCCTAAAATACAACAGCACTGGAAATAGTGCTAATGGTAAATACTTGTAATTGGAGACAGAAATGACCACACGCACATTCAAACAACTAGGACAAGGTTACGGTAGTAGCAATGCTACTATTACAGCTAAAATAAATGGAGCAACTGTATTTTCAGGCATTGTGCCCACCGCTAACCAACGATTACCGGGCAGTCCTAGCGGGACAGATGATATATATCCTACGTTATTCACCTGGACCAATGACGTAGATTTTGCAGGAACACAAACTATGGAAATTACAGTAACCGGAGCAACTGTGTTATTGGCTGCAACTAATGCTAATTATGTGCCTGTTGCTGTAGCAGTTACAGGACTACTAAGCAATCCTGATCCAAACTATGTTCCAACTTATGAATCTAGCGGCCCCGATACATACAATGTTATATTTAAAGAGGAAGTAGATGGATTTGTTTATACTGACCCTACTACAAACGTTACAATTGACGGTGTTCCAAAAACTATAACTAGAGATCCCAGTTTATTAGGACAACGGCACTGGACAATCAGCCCAGGATCAACATTTACTTGTCAACTAAATGTTCAAGCTGGCCTAGCTTAAAACTTACAAACCTTACAAAAACCCTGCCCTGAGCAGGGTTTTTCTTTTGTACTTGACCGCTAATTCTAGATGTTGTACAATGCATTTGCAGTCAAAAAAGAGGCAAAAACCCAGGGTTTTACAGTGTTGTTTTAGTACAACACCCGCTAAAACCCAAAAAAAACTAGAGGTTGACCAGAAATTGCCCATTTGCTACAATAGAAGTATAGTAATTAAAAAGGAGCTAGAAACAATGACTCAAGTACTAATACGCAACGGCAATTATCGCAACCGATCTGTGCAAAACATTGCCTTTACATTAGTTAAAGATTACACAAAAGGTGCCCGAGGCGGCTTTGTTACTGTAAAAAGTGACGGCTACTTTGGTGCAGAGTTTGATGTGGTGCGTGTCAAAGTTGACAGCATGGAACAAATTGAAATCGTTGGAGAACACACAATGACAGCTACAGCCGCAAAAAACACAATTGATTTTGTGAAACCCGCAGAAACAGAAGAACAAGCAATGACTCGTATTCGCGAGCGTTTTGAAATCCTTACAGAGATGACCAAAGCCGCAACTGCCGGTGACATCCGTGCTATGATTGTAAGTGGCCCCCCGGGCGTGGGCAAGAGCTTTGGTGTAGAAGCCGAAGTTGAGAAGGCCTGTTTGTTTGACAAACTGAGTGGCAAGCGACTTCGTGCAGAAGTTGTCAAAGGTAGTGCCACCCCAATCGGCTTGTACCAGACCTTGTACAAGTACTCAGATGCCAATTGCGTACTGGTGTTTGACGACTGTGACAGCATCTTGTTGGATGACGTTGCTCTTAACTTGCTTAAAGGTGCCCTGGACTCTGGCAAGAAGCGCAAGATTTCTTGGTTGTCAGAATCCAGTGCTCTGCGTCGTGAAGGCATCCCTGACAGTTTTGAGTTTAAAGGCAGTGTTATCTTTATCACAAACTTGAAGTTTGATCAAATGAAATCGCAAAAATTGCGTGATCACTTGGATGCATTGCAATCACGCTGTCACTATCTGGACTTGACATTGGATACTATGCGTGACAAGATCTTGCGCATCAAACAAATTGCCAACGATGGTGTGTTGTTTGCAGATTATGATTTCGAGCAGTGCCAGCAAGACGACATCATTGAGTTCATGAATACCAACCAAGCTCGCTTGCGTGAGATGAGCTTGCGTATGGCGTTGAAAATCGCAGACTTGGTCAAGAGCTTCCCTGCAAAGTGGAGATTGATGGCTGAGACTACATGTATGAAGAGTGCCTAAGATGTCGTGGATGATTGTATTAAATACAGTTGTCATGATCCTGTGCTGGCGTTGGGCCACCCGAGATTTTGAAAATGGCAATACAGCCATGGGGTGGTTTAACATATTCTTCTCAGCGTGGAATGGGGCATCAATAGCGAGTGCCATTTTTTAAAGGAATCACAATGTTTGAAAAATTCAAAGTTTGGTTTGGACTGTATCGCAAACCCATTGGCTACACAATCGGTGGTATCAATGTGCTAGCTGGATTACAATACTTTGCACAAGGTAACAGTGCTCAAGGTTGGTTGTTTTTCATGATTGGTTACATCATTCTTCTTGACACTTGGGACAACTAAATGAATCAACTAATTAGCGAACTAAAGAGTCAGTGCATTGTGCGTGAACAACGTGGTACCAATGCCTTCGACAGTTACATGGTGGATCGGTTTGACACTGAAAAGTTTGCTGAGTTGATTGTTCGGGAATGTGACCGTTATGCAAAGAGTGCCTGGGAACATGGTCCGTTACTAGGTAGAGATTTGCTCATACATTTTGGTATTGTAGAGGCAGAAGATAATTAAGTGTAACAGGGAGATCGACATGGACGTGACCAGAGTTACTGCATACAACAACGAGATATATCAGCGCACAGAATACAAGCGACTGGAACAACGGCACGAAGAACGTAGATTAGAAGAACGCCGCAACAAACAACAAGCCGAAGTACAAGAACAAAAACGTATTGAGCATAATCGCCAAATGAATCAACCAGGACAACATGTTGATCGTATGGCCTAACAGTTTACCGGATTGTCAATTTTAGTCTAGCTCCTAGACAGTCCGTTTTTGACAGGTACCCGTAAAACGGTACCTGTTTTTTTGACATTGTATGCAAAAAATAGTAAAATGTAATATATGAAACTGTGCTTTAATTTAACTGGAAACCATTGCAATGAGTATCCATTTCTAACCATCTACTACAACAAAGACAATATCTATTGTGACTATATCTGCAATCAAACTGTGTTAGAGTTTGAGGTTGATTTGTCTGACATTGGAATTGTAACTTTGTCTGGCATTCAAAAATCCAACGGACTTGATGGCAAATGGGACACAATGTTAGACAACAGTGGGCAAATAGTCAAAGATAAAAATCTACAAATAAATAATATCAGCATTGACAATATAGACATGGGTAAGCCATGGATCAATTGCCTACCAATGCACAAAGAGCACAACAAAACGATCCCGTGCCAAGCAGGCATGTGGGACAATGGTAGCATACAGTTTGCAATCAAACCTCCTGTGTTGAATTGGATAATTGAGGAAAAATTCATTAACCCCACTGTCCAGCACCAGCACTCGGACAAAGACTTTAGTGGACAAGACAAATTTGATTATGAATACATCCAGCGCAAAATAAAAAGTATCAAACATCTAATACATGATCAAAAGTCTAATTTATAATTTACCCCCGTTGGATAAAAATAGACCACCGTTGTCTGGGGCTATCATTGCCAATGTCTGTACCAAGCAAGGACATGATTGTAGCACTGTGGATCTACAGTTTGAACTTGATCAGTTTTTACATGCTCAATGCTGTGATGTAAGCTTTTTTGATGATGTTTTTTATGAACAGTCTGCTGGATTCAATGATGAGCAAACAAAGCTGTTAGAAAAATTTATTCATCAACATCTTGACACACTAGCCAACAACAAGTTTGATTATATTTTTGTTAGTTTGTTCTCATATTTGGCACAAAAGTTTGGACAGATATTTTTGCCAATTTTGAGAAAACATACCAATGCTAAGATTGTAATAGGTGGTGCTGGATTGATATACATTGGCAATGTTGGTAATCTTTTGTCATTTGGTGAAAAGCTCAAACAACAAAATGTCATTGACGAATTTATCACAGGCGAGGCAGAACAAAGTATCCCTATGTACTTGAGTGTAGGACAAGGACCGGGTATTGGCAATTACAATTTCAAACAAATTGACAATTTAGATGATCAGCCCTGGCCTGATTATACTCACTATAATCTTGGCAACTACAGTTATTCGGGCTTGCAAGAGTTAGCTATCATTGGCAGTCGAGGTTGTGTAAGAAGCTGTACCTTTTGCGATGTTGCCAAACTGAGTCCTAAATATCGATATAGATCAGGACAAAATATTGCAGATGAAATCATACATCATTACGAAACTCACGGAATAACTAGATACTATTTTGCAGACAGTTTGGTCAATGGAAGTTTTAAAAATTTTGATGCAATGTGTAATGCACTTGCAAGGTATAAATTTGAACAGCCTATATCTTGGTCGGGGCAGTATATCATAAGATCTAAACAAAGCACCCCAAAAGATCATTTTGATATGTTACAAAAATCAGGATGCGATACATTGTTCATTGGATTGGAATCAGGCAGCGATCGTGTACGAAAAGAATTAGGCAAGCCCTTTACTAATGATGACACTGAGTATTACTTAGAAAATTTTGATCAAAACAAAATCAAAGTACTATTATTGATGTTCACAGGTTATGTGTCAGAATCCGAGCAAGATCATGCTGAAACCATTGGCATGTTCAAGAGATGGCAAAAATTTGTAGCGTCAGGAACTATTCAAGGCATAGAAACTTTGAATATCTTGAGTATACTGCCCGGCACACCACTTGAACAAATGGCTCTGAACAACAATTATTTGTTTTTATCTAATCACAATAATGATGTGAATTTACGATCTTGGATAGACCCAACAAATCCTAATTATGATTTTTTAGCCCGTGTAAGTAGACACATAGATCTTATGGAAGAAGCAATCAAGTATAAATGGCCATTATGGAATGGTTCATTAGCAATGCAACTTTATGAACAAGCAGTTCAAGAATTTGTCAACTCACCAACAAAATACAAAACTTTAAAAACTATATCTATTGCGGCATCAAAATGAAACAAGCAAAAATTATAATCCAAGACGAGGTGAACATCAAAATTGAAGGACTTGATCTTGACGTTCGTCGAGCACTGGTAAACAAATTCAAATATGATGTGCCATATGCACGTTACTTGCCTGCGGTAAGACTTGGAAGGTGGGATGGTAAAGTCAGCTACTTTCAAATGGGAGGTAGTACGTATGTAAATTTACTACCTGAAATTATCCCTGTGTTAGAAAAACACAATTACGATATTGAGCTTGATGATCAAAGAACTTATAGTACCACATTTGAATTTAATCTTGCAGTCGAAAACACCTTTGCTGACAAGAAGTGGCCCAAGGGGCATGAACGTGAAGAACAGCCCATTGTGTTGCGTGACTATCAGGTTGAAATCATCAATAACTTTTTGCAGAATCCTCAGTGCCTACAGGAAGTGGCCACTGGCGCAGGCAAAACTATTATGACTGCAGCCTTGAGTTGGAACGTAGAGCAGTACGGCCGCAGTGTGGTTATTGTGCCAAACAAAAGCCTTGTGACGCAAACAGAAAAAGACTATGTTAACATGGGACTAGATGTGGGTGTTTACTTTGGTGACCGAAAAGACTTTAATAAAACACACACTATTTGTACTTGGCAAAGCCTTAATAACTTGCTTAAAGATACCAAGTCGGGCAAGGCAGAATTTACCATACAAGACTTTTTAGAAGATGTAGTTTGCGTTATTGTAGATGAAGTGCACATGGCCAAAGCAGATGCACTCAAAACTTTGTTAACAGGCGTAATGGCTAGAGTGCCTATTCGTTGGGGATTGACAGGTACTGTGCCCAAAGAACAATTTGAATTCCAGGCCATACATGTGGCTCTAGGCCCGGTTATTTCAAGACTGGCAGCAAGTGAATTACAAGACCGAGGCGTATTAGCCAACTGCCATGTTAATATTGTGCAATTGGTAGATCATGTGGAGTATAAAGACTACCAAAGTGAACTTAAATACTTGCTGGAAGAATCTGGTCGTTTAGACACCATGGCCAGTTTAATACAACAAGTAAATGAAACAGGCAACACCTTGGTACTGGTAGATCGTACTGAGTGTGGACGTCAGCTGGTAGAGCGACTGGGAGACAAATCTGTATTTGTATCGGGCGCAACCAAGGCAAAGGACAGACAAGATGAATATGATCAAGTGGCTGATGCAACAGATAAAATCATTGTGGCAACTTATGGAGTGGCTGCTGTTGGTATTAATATTCCCCGCATATTTAATTTGGTGCTTGTTGAACCCGGTAAAAGTTTTGTTAGAGTTATTCAGTCAATCGGTCGTGGCATTAGAAAAGCGGAAGATAAAGACCATGTTCAAATCTGGGACGTAACGTCTACATGCAAGTTTGCCAAACGACATTTGACCAAACGTAAACAGTTCTACAAAGAAGCCAACTATCCTTATACTCAAGAAAAACTTGAGTGGATGAAGATTTGACTTTGCATTTAAAATAGCGTATACTTAACTTATGAAAATTTTAACACTAGATAACACGCCTTACGATTTAGATACGTTGCCAGAGGAAGTGGATGACATGCGTTTTGCTATTTTAGACAATAGTGATCCGCAAAATCCTGACTATCATTATATTCCTTTGATCTTTTTAGAAAGTTTTTCAGCACCGGCCCTGGTATTGCGTATTGGAGATGATACAATTCGAATGCCCATGGACTGGCAGATCTTAATCGGGGAACCTGACTTGGGCGACTTAGAAGTGTTGCCACTTACCAGTATCAACGATCGTGGATTCAAGGTATTTGAATTTAACCCACTGTCGAGTTTTAGACCCAGTTTTCCCGATATTGAAATCTTGGATGTGTACCATGAAGTCACGTGGTATGCACCCAAGTTACGCAACGGACAGATGTTGGCAGTACCAATTGAACATCATGCTAAACCTGCTTGCGTGTACTTTGTAAAAGACATCAGTCGAAATTGCGAAGTAGTTGACTACAGCAAGGCCTGGTAATCATGGAACAATACGAAAAAAGTGGTCCACCACAAGAAAACAAACCTAGTCCCACCAAAGATCCCATGTTGCAGATCAAGGATCAAATGGCCGAACAAGCTTCTCGCATTGACTTCCTTGAACGAGAAGTACGTAGACTCAAATCTCGTCTAGATGATGCAGTGGCAGCAATTAATAAACGCAATGGATAAACTTAGTATACACAATGAGATGGCATGTTTTGATCGCAAGGATCGAGACTTCTATAACTCCCTTACTGACGAAGAACGCAAGAAGTTTTCAAACTTTCTCATGATTCGGTGGGGATCAAGTGTGCAAGGCAGCCAAGAACTGCAAGAATATTATTTGCAAAGTTGTAATCACTATCTCAACAAACACTTTTTTACCATTAACCGACACCCCAAACTGCAATGGTTATGTGCCACAGCAGTGAGTCCAGACCTAGGCGTACAACGGCATCAATGGATATCGGCCAAGAAAAAAGATGATAACAAAGCCAGTGCAGGCACAAAGAAAAAACAACTCATGAATTTGTATCCCAACATGAAGGGCAGTGATGCAGAGACTCTGAGTCGATTAGTAACACAGAAAGAAATTGACGCTTACTTACAAGCGTCTGGCCAAGATAAATGACATACCAGTGTCGATATTGTGAAAAATCCTTTGTCAAAGAAACCAGTTTAGCAGTTCATGTGTGTGAAGCTAAACGCAGGTATCAGGACCAAAACGAAGTGGGAGTACAGTTGGGCTTGCAGGCCTATTTGCGTTTCTATGAAATCACACAGGGTTCAGCTCGACTAAAAACATTTGATGACTTTGCCAAGAGTCCCTATTACAAAGCATTTGTAAAGTTTGGGCGTTACTGTGTGGGCATTCGTGCTGTGAACACACCAAGATTTATTGAGTGGGTGGTCAAACAAAATAAAAAAATTGATCAATGGTGCAGTGATCGTGTTTATACAGAGTATTTGATTGAGTACTTGCGTATTGAAAATGTTAGTAATGCGCTGGCAAGAGCAGTAGAGCAAAGTATCAATTGGAGTGAAGAAACTAACAATCCAGCACAGGATTATTTACGGTATGGCAATGTCAATTTGGTGTGCCATGCAGTGAGTACAGGTCGCATTAGTGCATGGGTGCTGTATAATTGTGCATCGGGCAATGAGTTCTTGGGCAGTTTAAATTCTGAACAAATTGCTATGATTTGGCCTTACATCGACAGTGACGTGTGGCAAAAGAAATTCAAAGACTACGTGGCCGATACTGAATACGCACGTGAAATACTCAAACAGGCAGGATGGTGATGAGCGCAGATATTGACATTGATTTTGCAAACCGCACTAGCATTTTAAATCTAATCACGCACATCCCTGCACGACAAATAGTTGATGGGCAAGTGCGTCGACATAACTCGGGCGTGTACATCACAGACATCCCACAAGATCCTGTGAATGGATGTGCTGCCATAGACTATGAAACTGCAGAACAACGTGGATATTTTAAAATTGACTTTTTGAATATGAGTGTGTATCAGTTGATACAAAGTCCTGAACACTACCAACAAATGCTAGATGCCACTCCACCATGGCAACGACTATGGCAAGATACCGAATGGTCCAAGCAGTTGGTTCACGTGGGAAATTACACAGACCTGTTGAATAAAATGCGCCCAGATAGTATTCCTAGAATGGCTGCATTCATCAGTATAATTCGTCCGGGTAAAGCACACTTGCAAAATCAATCATGGGATCAAGTGTTTGCTGAAGTATGGGATGGCAACAGCAGTCGAGGATATACGTTTAAAAAA